TGTTTCTTGATTCCATTTTAGATTTAATTCAGTGTAGTTTTGCTCAGTAAACTCGCTTAAATAAAAGTTTCTAATATTATTATCAGCTAATATGCTTGTTATTTTGTTGTTAATAATAGCTTCAATATCTGTTCGTGTTAAAAAATCAAATGCATCAACTTTATTAATAGTTTCTTTATAAAGAATACCATCATCAGCAAATAGATTTGTTGTGCTATATTTTCCTGTAGCATCAGTCAAATCATAATATCTATTAATACCGCTGCTGGTTCTATTAATAGATTTAATTTTTATAATCTCTTGACTTACACCTAAAGGTCCTACATTATAATCTTCACCTGTAATAAGTCTGTTTTGTGTATAATATGTACTTGGTGCGTTTGTTTTAATACTGTCTGTTGATTCTGTGCTTGTAGCTGTGTATACAGGAGAAGCAAGATCTGCAACAATGATCATTGTTTCAACTCTGCCTTTTGAACTTGTATAAGGAATACGCAAAGTAACATTTTTTATATCAGCAGGTAAAATGTCAAAATCTCTATTTGCACTTCTACGATAATAAGATCTAAATGTGCCTTTTGGAAGTTCTCCAAATGTTCCATCACTGAATATTAGACTTATTCTGTCTTCGCTACGTGTCAATACACTGAATATGTTTCTAATACCTTTAGAAACACTGTTATAGATTATATTGTTGCCTTCTACTGCTTCAACTTTTGTCCATAAATCTTGTTCTACATTGCTTTCATTTAGTCCATATAACCAGACATCATTATTGTTTACATTTGTAATATTAATATCAATAGTTTGATTTGGTGTTGGCAAGTTTACTGTAAAATCTCCTTTTTGTAAACTACCTTGAACAAAGTTTACAAAGAATCCACTTTGTGTACTTCCTGGTCCTTGTCCGTTATCTTTGTATAGAATACCAAAAGTATTTCCTGGTAATGGCGGTTCTTCTACAATAGAGCCATCTTGTATGTCTGCACTTACAACTTCAAACTCTAAGTCTGCACCATTCACACTTGAGTTAAATGTGAATATTGGTAAAATACCATTTGCAACATTTACTTTGTATTTTTCTGTGGGTATGCCGGCAACATTATCAAGTTTGTTTGGTGTACCAAATCTATTGATTGTATTCAATGATGCATTTACAACTTTTATAAACTGTTCGTACCAGTTAGTGTTAACCGTGTCATTCCATTTTACTGTTTTACCGCTTAGATTTGTACCGTTGCTATCTGTTATATTTTCAGTGGTGCTGACACTTGAAATCTTTAAAAGACCCTTTGCTGCTTGATTTCTAGTTACATTGTAACTTAAAAGTCTTGCCATACGTAAAACGCTTTCTCTGCGTTCAGCAAGCTCTATAAAGTTTTCTCTAGCATTAAGGTCTACTCTAAAACTAATATTTTGCCCAAGAAATGCAATCATATCAATCAATGCAAGATACTCACTTGATTCAATATAATCGTTAAAATCTTCTGGATAGTTTTGTCTAATGTAGTTGATCATAGTTCTACGAAGATTTTCAAAGTCGTAACTTTTGAAATCTGCGTACTTGAAACTCTGATATATTTTTTGCCAATCTTCGGCAAGTAATAATCTATTTTGTCTATCAGTTGATGACATTTTGCAATCCTCGGCTAATACAATATTTATGCATTTTATAATATGCGTACATTAAAAGATGTTGTTTCTTGAATCAAAAGTAAAGCGAAGTTTTTCGCTAATATTATAGTCAACAAATGTTAGTTCTGCATAAATCTGTATACCGTATTCAAAGCTATCAACTGTTATGTTGTTTGCTGATACACGAGGATCGTAGTTTATAATATTGGTTACATTTTTAACAATAGCACTTTTTAAAGCATCTGTCAACGGTTCAAATATAACATCCCAAATAATAGTTCCAAACTCCGGCTGTTCTAACTTTTCTCCTAAACGTATATGAAAATGATTAACAATATCTTGTTTGATTAAAGCAATATCATTTAAAACAAAATCTTTTGAGTTTGGATCAACTGTACTCAAGCCTCTATAGCTCCTATTTACAATAGGATTATTTTTGTATCTAGGATTGTTAATCTGTAGATTTTTATAAAGATTTTTTTCTAAAGTGCTCATAACGTATTTATTTTCCTATTGTAGTGAACTTAACTTGTTTCTCAAACTATTACTTACTGCTGTTACATCACTTGCTATTTGACTATTATTCAACTGTTTTGTTGCTTGCTCTACCGCAGATACAACGCCAGGTGCAAGTGTGTTTACTGTTTCGGTTAAGTTTCTTACTGTTTCTACTCCAAAATCTAAAGGTATAGGAAGATCTTTTGCTACATCTGCTAAAGATTGTAATCCTGCAGAAAACTGATCTTGCGCATTATTTGGATTATTAGGACTTTTAAAGTTGTACAAAGGTTTGTCAAATGCTTCAGGTATATCCCAGTTTCTCCTAATCGTTACTAGTTTTAGTTTAGGATTGGTTGCAGAAACTGGAATATTTCTAACAAGTTTTACATCTCTGTTTGCGTTACCTACAATAGCACTGCATGTTTTTGTAGCAGGATCATATGACTGAACAAAACCTAAAACTTGTTTATAATCAACACTTTTAAACACCAAAATATCATTTTTTCTAACTTTGTCAAACTTAGTAAATGGTATAGATCTACCATAGTTTTCATACGGTGTAACTTGACAGGTTTTTAAATAACGAAAGCCACTCCTGCTTAATATATAATTTATAAATGCAACATTCCAGTTGTATTCTGCTTTATATCCATCTTTGCTGTAATCATAACCACTTAACACAAATGCATCTAAAATGTTCTTATTTTTTCCATTTACCCTCCAGTTTGATGCAAGAGCTTTTTGTAGATTTTTTTCTAAGATTTCAAATCCACTTATGTTTTCATCAAAATCACTAGCAGTAGGAAGTCCTTCTTTGATTCTTGGTCCTTCTATTCTATCAAATACATTGATACAGTTTTCAAAAGCAGATACAGGAGAATCTGGTAATGCAGCAGCTCTTAGATTTTCTACTACTTGTGATAATCCAAGTTCTATTCCGATATTTTCTGCAAAAGTATTAAAAACTGTATCTGCGTTTTGTATAGCATTTCTTGCTCTCACCGTAAAGTCATTAGTTGTTTGACCAACATCATCTACTGCATTAGCAACAACAGTTATCAATGAATCGTCTTGTGCCATGTATTCTTCCTTAACTTAAAACTGCTCTTGGGAACCAATCATATCTTTGACTGATTATGTTTCCATTTCTTACCCATCTGCAGGCAGTAGGTGCAGTCCTCATATTATCTCCCCATACTGCAATAGGGCCTTCACTTACTCTGCCTGAAGGATTTGCTCTTCCTCTAGATGTGCTCCACGGTCCAGGACAATATGACAAAAATCCATAAAGATCAACATGGAATCTACACGGACCCATATAATATCTAGATTGCCCACGAGATCCAGAATCCCAACCAAACCCTTTTACACCTTGTTGAACACATACTTGTAAAAATCTTCTTAGTATAGCTTGGTGGCTAGAGTTTCTACCATCTAATATAGTATTACCCTGATACAAATCAATATCTGCTGCATGAGCATATCCGCTTTCTCCATTAAATGTAATACAGTCGTGTCTTGTACTATTTCTCACTCTATTTCCGTTTGGATATCTTCCTTGCACTGCATTAGGGTGTCCTTTTGGTGCTTGACCTGCACTTGAAATATAGATTTTTGTAATACCTGCGGCAGCGGCGGCACGTCTAAGTATTCTTTCTAACTGCGGAGAAATATCAAATCGTCTACTACATGCACGGTTTTGTTGTATAACTATATCTCCAGCATCGCCTGAAAGACTTCTACTTTCTGCGTTTGGATTTGTTTCTACATCGGATTCGCCTTCTGGCACAACTTCACCTCTTTCGATACGTACATCTGGATGAGGCGGTGAGCCAGGTTCTGTTCTTTCAACAAGTTCAAATGCATCTTGTGCTGCAAGATAGACTTCTTCAGCATAACGAACTCTAGTAGTTAGATTATGTCCGCCCGATCTTTCAAATGTAGCTTCAAAACTTCTAGCTGCTTCTGCAGGTGTTCTTGTTTCTCTTAATCTTTCCAAAGTTTTTGCCCATGCTTCAGGAGATGTAGGATCTGTGATTTCCCAAATAAGGTAATCTAACTGCTCTTGTAAACTTGCTTCTAGAATATCTTTATTGTAACGTTCTCTAAACTTGCGTATTCTATCTCCTCGCCATTGCACAATACCTCTAGCACCTAAACCTCCGCCAGTGCCATTGTATGCTTGTGGTCTGATTTCTGGATACGATTCAACTCGTATATTTCCTACAATACCTGCGGCTTGAGCATCTGTAAGATTTAGTTGTTGTTTTAGATAGTTAAACGCAAACTCAACATTATCGCTTAATCCAACTAGGTCTAAATCTACATCGTCTCCAATATCGCCTCCCTCGTCTAAAGGCTCAATAGCTCTGTTAGTTGTGGTGCTAACAGTTGTGTCTGCTGTGCCTCTATCTTTTCCAATATTGATAAATGTATCAGCAATAGGAGTTTTAAAACTATCTTCCGATGGTTGTCCAGCTTCGGTTCTTTCTGGTGTGTAAAGTAACGGATTTAAATTTTCATGTTGTGCCCATGGCTCATGCATTGGCTTACGAGCCAGCAAATCTGCTTCAAAAGGATTTACCGGAGGAAGTGTAGCACACTGTGTTGCTTCTGATGCAAAATATGCTTCTGGTGCGAACACAGTTACTTCTTCTGCTTGTCTTGCTGTATCAGCAGTATTTGCTGCTGTACTACCGCCTTCGTTTATACGTACATCAGTTGTGCCATCAATATAAACCGTATTATTACCTGAGTATAAACTTAATGCACCAGTAGGATTTATTCGAATAGCTTGCGATGATTTAACATTTATATCATTAGTACTTTGTAAATTTATGTAGTTATTAGATTTGATGTATGTATTACCATTACTATAGCTAAGAATGTCACCGTCAACTTTTAGGTTCATATTGCCTTCGGCCCAAACATTATATGCAATAGGAGTAAAAAACTCAAATCCAAGATCTGCTGTGCTTTTATGCTTTCCATCAACTTGTGTATTCATGTTACTTTTTGTATGCAGATTCATTGTGCTTTCTGATCTAAGGTTCATTACAGCATTTGTGTTAATATTCATACGCTGTTGGCTAAACAAATGTAAATCAGCTTCAGTTGATGTTAAGAAAATACCTCCAGTACTCTTTAGATTAAAGTTCAATCCTGTGGTAAGATTAAAATTGTCTGCACTGTTTACATTAATATTTCTATCACTATCAATGCATATTTCGCCGCTTTCTGTAATGCCAATGCTTCCTGAATTTGCACTATGCGAAATGCCTGATTGAGCAGTATCTGAAATAAATGTACCTGCATCGTGTGTTATACTGTCACCGGCTTTGACTGCAAAAAACTCTCCTGATGTAGTGCTATGAGATTTTGATGTGCTATTTTTATATGTGCCGCCAATAACCATATTCATATTTCTACACTCAAAGTTGATATCTCTATCCGCACTGAAGTTTAAGTCGTTTTCGGAGTGCACACTTATACTGTCATTTGCATAAATGTCAATTTTACCATTGCTGGTCATTTCAATCCAACTTGTTCCCCTGGCATTACCTATATAAATCAAATCTTCACTATTGTGTAATAATATTTGATGTCCTGTACGAGTACGCATCCTTATCAATTCATTAGCAGGTATTGTTACATCGCCTTCAGTTGTTGAACCATATTCTCTATCAATATATTCAGATGGAGTGCTGTCGGCAGGACCTACTCTTACAAACTTGTCGTCGCCGTCATCCATAACAATGCTACTGCCACCTAATCTACTACTTGGGACATTTATTTCATTTTGCACAGTGCCAATATTAGTAGTAGGAGCGTTTGGTCTTTTGTCCATAGGACCAGGTGTGCTTACACCAAAAACCATGCTAGGAACTTCTCTTCTAGCACTTGTGCTTGTAGTTCCTCTAATATCATCAGCTAATAAACCTTGTTCGGTTAATCTTTCAATAAACAAATCATTTCTAGGTTTAGGGTAGTTAGTAGGCTGTGTTTCTCCGGCTGGATCTATAGTAGCTCTGTTGTATTCTCCTACAGGAACTTTCAGTCCTTCTGCTGCTGCAACCATTTCAGGTATTTCACTTTGCAGATCGGCATTAGCAGTAGTATTCAAAGTACTTGCTCTACCGTCAGGAATCATAAAGTTCATAAACTCTTCAGGCACACACGCAAACCAATAACCAAAATCTCTTCTACCTTCTATGAGCATTACTAAAACTTTTGAACCCACATCAGGAGGAACAAACCACATGCCATAACTTTGTGTACTTTCTGCATAAGTTGTGCCACCTTGCAATCCAGTACTAGGTGTTGCTCCATAAAATGGAGGTGCATAAAAACAAGTGATTACTTCATTACTTGCTTGATAATCATCTCCTGTGTCATTGTAATTTAATATTTGTACTTGTAACGCACCCATAAACTTTTGGTCAAGGTGAGATACAATCCTACCTATAAAAGGTCCTGTGTTGTAAGATCTATCTGAAGATCTTGCACTTCTACGCTCTTGTGATCTCATCGTAATCCTTTAAATATGTTATCTAGTTGTGATTTAAAATCTCTAGCAAAGTCATTGATACCTGCAAGTGGATCTTGTATAAAGTCTAAAGTTTTTTGTATATTTTGTTCTATCTGTCTTGCTTCTGATACTAGGTTATCAAACTGGTTAAGAACCTGTCCGAGATTTCCTGGTGCAAGTTTTGCTAAATTTTCAATATCTAGATTTTGAAAATGTGTGTATGCTTGCTGAAACTGTTGTGCTCTTTGTAACAACGGCTTAAACTCGTTGTTTGCAACACTTGATAACTCGTCTATGAGTGCATTGTTATTCTGAGGCAAATCGTTGAGTAGGTTTCGTAATCTTAGAATACTATTCGAAGGCTGGTTTGCCATTCTTAGTAGTGTTAAAGTATTATTGTACATTCCGTCAGAAAAGCTACTTGTGAAAGTTACAAGTTTGTATACACCACTAAACTGATTAATAGGATCTATTTGTAATAAGTTACCGTTATAATCTACTGCACTTTTAAAATCAATCAAAACAAAAACTTCTGATCGTAAAAAATCAACTGTACCATCTGCATTTAATCCTTCTGGTCCCGCAGATACAGATCTGTTACCAAAATCACTATCATGCAGATAAAAAGGATCGCCCCATATTTTAAGTTCTAGTTCGATGTTATCAACATCGCTATTTAAAATATTTGCATTAAATATTCTAGCTGCTCTGAGAGCATTTTCTTCCATTCCGGCGCCGCCACTTGCATCAATAGGAATAAAGTTCACTCTATTATGTCTTGTAATCGTGCTTGTTGCATTAGCTGAAGCACTGGCTGATGCAGAATACTGTGCATTATTTTCTAAACCTGTGATATTACCACCTTCGTGAACATTTGCAGGAGTGTTTGCAGTAGTTGCAAGTTCTTTATAAAAGCTGTTATCAATATTAAATGTAAACTCTAGTATATCACTATTATCGCCGGTGTAGCTATATCTATATGCTTTATGTGCATTATCTATAGCATAGGAGTAACTAAAGTCTGCTGTAACTTGACTTATAGCACTCATATGCATTCTAAATGGAGTAACTACATAAACTATTTCATAAGCTGGTCTACCTGATACTTGATCTTCTTGTGCATCTGCTACAAAAACTCTACTTGTTATCTTAAACCAGTTTACCATTTCATCAACTGGTGTTTGAGACAATAACGACTGCCCATAATCACTGGTTAATATTACTTCTTCTATTATTCTTTCTATTTTTGTTCCTGGCGCAAACTGAAATCTTCTATCGGTTTCACTAATAGACATTGATCCTCTTTGCCATACTCTTCTTTCAGCATTCCAAATGATAGTGTTATCACCAAAATCGTTTATACCAAAATCAGAAAAGTTGTTGACTATAGGAGCATTTCCTATTATGTTTACAGACGGATCAAATGCTGCTTGCGCTGCTTCACTTCGAACAACATTTAAACTTTGTTCTTGTTCAAATCTTAGGTTTGGATCTAGGTTAAATGCATTTCCAATGCTTCTTTGTCTTATAAAATCTTGTGCCTCTACAAAATCATTTGCACCACTTAAAGAAGCATCTACAGCACGTTGTGCATCTTCGCCAGTTTGAACAGTTTGAGTATATGTATTTGTTCCACCTGTAACAGATGAAATATCATTCGGAAACTCTATTCTATATGCATCAGGTTGTGCAACTAAACCTTGTTGCGATTTTTGAAATTCTTGTCTGTTTATTTCAGTGATAAAATCTTGTAAAACTTCTGATACTGTTGCACCAGAAAAAGTAGTATTTGTTCTAGTTGTGTTAAATGTATCAGCAAATGCAACATGGTTGTATGGTATTGCGTTAAGCTGATATACACTTCCAGACGCTTCTACACTAAACTGCATGTCTACTAGTTTTATGCACAGTAATGCACCAGGCACAACACTGCTTGCACCTGAATCATCAAACCCAACAAATTCACATGCTAACAAAAATGGTGTATTGAGATAGTTAGTGTGACCAACTTCTGCTGCACCTATTGCAAGTGCTTGGAAAAATAATCCAACACTGTACGGTTCTGTTACAGTAAACGATAACTGAGTTGCGTTAGCATATCCTGTACCTGGATTGAAACTGTGCAAATATTCGATATTTACATCATCTATGAAATATTCAACATTAATGCCTAATGCTCTTTCAACTGCTGTTTGTACAACAGCATTGTTTCCTAGCCCGCCAGTTTCAATAAGAGTTACACCGCTATTGTAGGTGATATTACCCGTATTAAACTCGGTTTGAGATAAACAAGCAAATCTCCAACGATAGTTATAAGATACAAACTTGTGCAGTTCATTTCTAAGCGTAGCCATTTAACCTCCAAGTATTCTACTGAGATAACTTTGTTTAGGTAGCTTTATTTCAACACCAGCTCTAAAGTCAAATATAGGATCTTTTAATATTTCCATATTACGATTTGTAAATACCCACCAAAGTTTTGCATCTTTGTATAAATCATATGCTAATAAATCAGGTCTAAAGTTATATTGCGGTTGTATAGTATAGTTTATGTCATCGTCTTCGCCAATAATAGGAACGTGAACATAATAACCTAGATTGTTTTTTTCTAGTTTAGTAAACTGATAAGGACTTTTCTGTGAATATTGTGCCATTAAATAAATCCTCCTTTATTAGGATCAGTAATATAGGCACCACTTGCAAAGTCTGTAAGATTAAACTGTCTAGTGATATCTCTACTGTATACTGGTTGTACTGTAATGTTTAGTGTGCTTAATGTAGGAACATATGTGTATGTTCCTGCTGCACTTGCATCGCCTATGTCGCTTTGTGCAATAGGTACTTTGATATAGTCTACATCTCTTGGTAAGTCAACACTAAACATTTTAACTATTACAGGAGTACGCTGAAAAATAAAATCTCCGTAACCGCTTAATGCTACTCTAGGTGGTGGGGCACCTTTTGCATCTCCGTTTCCGTAAAACATTTTTGTAATCGTTCTTAAAAAATGCACACTTGAAATCCAATATCTACCATCTGCTTCGTTTTCAACCGGAAACTCTCCTGTAATGGTAATATCCTCAACTTGACTGTTTTGATAAACAGGATATGGATAGTTAGTATGTATTGGAGAAAGCATACTATAGTTTGCACTATGTGTAACCAAAATCTGTGGAGTTGTTGGAAATACCATACTGTTGTTGCTATTCCTTAAAGGAGTAAAAATATCTGCTCCAAACATGTTTTGTGGACTTGCCGGAATGTGTATTCTAACTCTCCAATCTTCGCCACTACCATTGTCTGCTAAAAAACTAGCATTTTGTATAATAGGAGTTAATGGTTCTGCTCCTGGAGGTATTGTTCCTCGACGAATAGTTGAAATTAATCCAAACGGATCGTCAATAAAATCGTCAAAAGTGTTTTTAATATTTTTTACTGTGTTAATACCCGATTGAACTGTATTAACAACACCTCCAACAGTGTTAGTAATATCTTCAATAGTATCTAAAAAGTTCCAAAAAGCCATGCTGAGTCTCCTATAGTATTTAGTTGACTTTTTTAAGTACGTAGTTTATTATAAATACAATCTTAGGAGCACATATGGCTAGAAAAGTAAATTATTTAAACAATAAAGACATGCTTGCTGAAATACACAAGTCAAAAAACACATTCTGTAGTTTTGTCGATCCCGAATATGCAAGTTATGATATTATATTACCATCAGTTGATAAAATCAATATTAGAACAATCAGTGAAGCAAAGAAAAATCGTGCTAAACTACTTACAAATCAAAAATACGAATATGAAAAATCAATAGGTAACAAGGTTAAACTTGCAGAATGCGAGTATGATTACAAAAAAATACAAAAAGAAGATTTAGTTTTCCGTATTATGACGTTTGATCACATTCCAGACGAACCTGGTAGAAAAAAGAACCCAAAAACTGTTGCAGATAAAAAAACAAAACTAAACTTTCCACCATTTCAGCATTGGAAGTTTGACGAAAACGACAATTTAATATGTGTAGGAAAGAGTCATTGGGTCGGTGGCATGGAAAACGGCTATTTTGAAAAAGCAAATGGTCGTGCTACAAACAAACTTGCAATGATGTGGTTAAAACTAGTTGATAGATATGCCACAAGAGGCAATGTGCGTGGATATACTTACAACGACGAAATGAAAGGACAAGCTATTTTGCAACTTTCGCAGATTGGATTACAGTTTGACGAATCAAAGTCGCAAAATCCTTTTGCATATTACACAGCAGCAGTCACAAACAGTTTTGTTCGAGTTATAAACCTCGAAAAACGCAATCAAAACATACGAGATGACATTCTTGAAATAAATAACCTCAATCCAAGTCATACAAGACAACACGCAGGCGAGTGGGAAGCTGCTCTCCGCAGAGAATCAGAGAAAAAATAACCGGTTGACTTAGATTTATTAGTGTTTTACAATAGTATTAAACACGGAGTATAAGTTTGTTTAAAAAAGCAGCAGTATTTACTGACATTCACTTTGGTATGAAAGGCAATAGTCGTGTTCATAACAAAGATTGTGAAGATTTTGTCGATTGGTACATCGAAACAGCAAAAGAACATGGTTGCGAGACTGGTATTTTTTGTGGAGATTGGAATCACAATAGAAATAGTCTTAACTTAACCACTATGGATGCTGGTATTCGCAGTTTAGAAAAACTAGGTGCAGCATTTGATCAGTTTTATATGTTTGCTGGTAACCACGATTTGTATTTCAAAGATAAACGTGATATTAAAAGCACAGAGTGGGCAAAACACATTCCTGGCATTACAGTCGTTGATGATATTATGCAAATCGAAGATGTTGCCCTGGTTCCGTGGATGGTAAGTGACGAATGGAAAAAAGTTGCAGCACTAGATTGCAAATATATGTTTGGACACTTTGAACTTCCTAACTTTTTAATGAACGCTATGGTAAGAATGCCAGATCACGGCGAACTTAAAGCAGAAAACTTAACAAAACCCGAATATGTGTTTACAGGACACTTCCACAAACGTCAAAGTCAGAAGAATGTACACTATATTGGTAACGCATTTCCGCATAACTATGCAGATGCTTGGGATGATGACCGTGGTATGATGGTGTTGGATAGAGAAAATGCAGCAGAACCATTATATATTAACTGGTTAGATTGTCCTAAATACCGTACAGTAAAGTTATCACAGTTGATTGACGAAAAAGACTCACTGATTAAGCCTAACATGTACTTGAGAGTTACATTAGACTTGCCGATTAGCTTTGAAGAAGCTACCTTTATCAAAGAAACTTTTATTAAAGACTATCAGTGCAGAGAAATTACTCTTATTCCACAAAAAAGCATCGAAGACATTAGTTCAGAGCTAGATATCGAGCACTTTGAAAGTGTTGACCAGATTGTTAGTAACGAAATACTAGCAATAGATAGTGAAAACTTTAATAAATCGTTACTTTTAGAAATATACAATGAGCTAGAATGATAAAACTTAAAGACCTTACAGTAAAAAACTTTATGAGTGTGGGAAATGTAACCCAAGCCGTAGACTTTGACGAAGAACAACTTACACTTGTATTAGGTGAAAACCTAGATCAAGGCGGAGATGACACAGGATCAAGAAACGGCACTGGTAAAACCACTATTATCAATGCTCTTTCCTATGCTTTGTACGGTACAGCACTTACAAACATCAAAAGAAACAACTTGATTAACAAAACAAACAGCAAAGGCATGCTAGTTACGCTTAACTTTGAGAAAGGCGCTAACAAATATCGAATCGAACGTGGTAGATCGCCTAATGTACTCAAGTTTTATGTAAACGAACAGGAACAAGTTGACGATTTACAAGATGCAAGTCAAGGTGATAGTAGAAAAACACAAGAAAGTATCAGTGATTTATTGAATATGAGTCACGATATGTTCAAACATATTGTTGCATTAAACACATATACCGAACCGTTCTTAAGTATGCGTACAAACGATCAGAGAGCTATTATTGAACAGTTATTAGGTATAACTATCCTCAGTGATAAAGCAAATACGTTAAAAGATCGCATAAAAGAAACAAAAGATGCTATTACAGAAGAAACTTTACGTATTGATGCTATTAACTCTGCCAACGAAAAGATACAAACCAGTATCGATTCGCTGTTTAATAGACAAAAAGCATGGAAAAGCAAGCAAAAAAGTGATATTCAGCGTTTAGACAATGCTATTAACGAGTTAGAACAACTAGATATTGAAAAAGAGCTAGATAGTCACGAAAAACTTAGCGATTGGACCGAATTAAACAATCGTTTAACCAGTTTAAACAAAGAAAAGTCTACATTAGAGAGTGCTTTGATGCGAGCAACCAAGAGTGTTGACAAAGCACAGAAGGATATCACTGATTTAGACGATGCAACCTGCTATACTTGCGGTCAAGCACTGCATGAAGACAAAAAAGCAGAGATTCTTGCAACAAAAACTAAAGATCTACAAGATTCAATAGCATATCAGACAGAAGTTGCTGATAAACTAGAGTCAACCATGAGATTTCTTGATGATATTGGTAATATAAACGGCAAACCCACTACATTTTACGAAACTGCACGTGAAGCATATGAACATAGAAACAACGTAGATAACTTAAAGCAAACTAAGCTAAGTAAACAGCAAGAAGAAGATCCTTATCAGGCACAAATTGAAGATTTACAAACAACAGCATTGCAAGAAGTTGATTGGACATCGGTGAATGAGTTAAACAACCTCAAAGACCACCAAGAGTTCTTGTTAAAACTGCTTACAAACAAAGATTCTTTCATTAGAAAGAAGATTATCGACCAAAACTTGGCATATTTAAACGCAAGGCTCACATATTACCTAGATAAAATAGGCTTACCGCATCAAGTGGTGTTCCAAAACGACCTAGCAGTAGAGATTACACAACTAGGACAGGACTTAGACTTCGATAACTTGTCACGTGGAGAACGTAACAGGCTAATACTTGGTCTTTCCTTTGCATTTCGAGATGTTTGGGAAAGTTTATACCAAAGTATTAACTTAATGTTTATTGACGAGTTGATTGACAGTGGTATGGATACTGCTGGAGTAGAAAATAGTATAGGCATTCTTAAAAAGATGACAAGAGAACGAAATAAAAATGTTTTTCTTATCTCACACAAAGACGAACTAGTTGGTAGAGTTAACAATGTACTAAAAGTTGTTAAAGAAAATGGCTTTACCAGCTATGCAACCGATATTGACATTGTAGAATGAGCGAAGAAGACACACATGACAAGATAATCAAGGCAGTATTGGACTATTTCGCATTGAATGAAATATTCCAACAGCGTCCTGCAGAGTTAAAACGTAGAAAGGTGCGCAAAAAGCTAGGCGAACTACGTGATCTCTGCAAAGTAAGACGTGATGAGATAATGGAAGAACACATTAGACATGTACAAGACGGCAGAAAAAACAATAATCCAAAAAAGGCAAGAGAAGCACAAGGCAAAAAATAACTAATATATGAGTTGGACATATAAAGGCAAAAAAGTTGAAACAATTCCAGATGAATACGAAGGCTTTGTATATCTGATTACAAATAAAAAAACAAAACAAAAATACGTAGGCAAAAAACTAGCAAAGTTTAAAACAACCAAGCCACCACTAAAAGGCAAAAAGAACAAACGCCGCGGTTACAAAGAAAGCGATTGGCGTGAATACTGGGGAAGTTCAGATAGACTGAACGAAGATGTAAAAACACTAGGCGAAAAAAACTTTACTCGTGAAATACTTTACTTCTGTAAAAGCAGAGCAGAAATG